ACTTCTCCAAACACAAGTGTTGCGGGCAGCGTGGTCGAAGGAACGCAAAGCCTCTGGAAGCGACTCACGAATCCAACACCGAAAGTCAACAGCGCCAACGTGACGCACGCCATGCAGTCGCTCATGGCGCAAGGCATGTCGGAGGACGCCGCCGCAGCCGCAGTGGGCAGTTTGATTCAGGAATCCGGAGTGAACCCTTTCGCGCGCAACGCAACGAACCACGTTGGCATCGCGCAGTGGGATCAGTCTCGACAAGCCGCATTCGCCAAGCGCTACGGCTATTGGATGGGATCTGGCGGCGTGTCGGCGGACAAGCAGATGAACGATCAGCTTTCGTTTCTGATGGATGAATTGCGCACCACGGAAAGCGCCGCGGCCCAGAAAATGGATAGCATGAAAAGCCTGCGCGGTAAGACCGAGGCATTCATGAAAGGCTACGAAAGGCCCGGAGATAACTCGTTGGATGCCCGGTACTCAAATGCGCTGATGGCGAAGCAGATGTTTGATTCTCTGCACAGTAGCGCGAGCGGCAATCAGGTTAGCGTCATGAACGACATCGACATCGGCGACGTGCATGTATACACCAATGCCACCGATGCGAAAGGCATTACGGCCGATGTGCGCGCCGAGTTTGCGCGTCAACCCATCTTGAACATCGGCGCGCAGGGCACCGTGTCGCTATCCTCTCGAGGCATGAGCAACTGACATGAGCACTCAGTTCCCCACGGTGCCGGCGCTTTCCGGCGTCCCGCTTCTTGCGCGTCAGCAAACCACCTCGCAAGTGAGCGCTCAGACCACGACGCCCGGCGTCAACCTAGCCCTCACCGGGCAGTTGGGTCTGCCTGATACGGTCGTATTCGGCATCACGCCGCTTTTTTCAGGGCTCAACCTTCAGCCTTTCGACCCGTCCTACAGTTTCACGGGATCGATCAACATCTCGCCCGACTCCGTGATGGAAATCGAGGTAAGCCCCGATTCCGAGATCATGTCGCACCCCATCGAACAGGGCGGATTTGAATCCTACAACCGCGTACAGCAGCCGATCCCTATTCGATTGATGCTGGCTTGTCGCGGCAAGAAAATGACGCGCTCAGAGTTTTTGAAAGCGCTCAAATCCGCGCGGGAAGGAACGGATCTATTCACAATTGCGACGCCCGACGCTGCGTATCAAAACATGGCGTTGAAGGGATACGCCTACAAGCAGACCGCCGAACACGGCGCGGTGACGATTTGGGCCGACACGCAATGGCGTGAGGCGCGTTCGACCAATGTGGTCGTCACCTCGCCACCGAGCGCTAAGCCGCAAGGTTCAACGACCAGCAATTTAGGCTATCTCACGCCGCAGACTCCGAGCACCGCAACCATGGCGGTTGTTGCCTACCCATTCACAACGCCCGCTCCGCTTCCGCCGGCAGGTTCCGCAGAGTCCATTGCCGCAAGTGATTATTTTTGGTGATGTTGCAAACGTTACCGATTCAAGCGGTTCCTGCTCAGACATTTCAAACGACTTTGAACGAGCAAGATTGTCAAATCACAATCCGTCAGTTTGAGAGTGGTCTTTATATAGACGTTGCGATCGCGGGATCTCCCGTCATTTCGGGCAAGCGCTGCACCGATCGAGTGAGTCTGATTCGATATGCGTATCTCGGATTCGTGGGCTATCTTTACTTCGTCGACACCACACAGCAAGGTCAAGATCCGTATTACGACGGTTTGGGATCAAGGTACATTTTGGTGTATGAGACCGACTCGTGAGCTTCACCGAACGCGCGCTGCAGTTCCAGTTCTCCGGCGATGAGTCCGGAGACTTGGTCGCCAGCGGCTTTCGTGCGATCGCCAACATTCAAGCCGGACAAGGACGCATCGGCGTGCAGGCTCAGGTGAAAATCTGGGGCATGACATTGCCTCAGATGAATGCGTACTGCGCGAAGATTCCGACCAATTTGGGTTTGAATCAATACACGTTGACGGTATCCGCTGGCGACCTTGACGGCAATCTCGTCGAAGTGGTCAACGGCAACATATTTGCCTCTTTCATAGACTTGAACGATTCGCCCGACTCCTCGTTTGCGGCGTCGGTTGCGGGCATTTATACCGCGTCGAATCCCACGTCGGCGACCTCGCAGCAAGGCACGCAGAACGCAGAGGATTTGATTTCATCGATTTGCCGCGGCGCTGGATTCAAGTTCGTCAACAACGGCGCGCACTTTGTGCTGCGCAATCCGTCGGTGTACGGGTCGGCTCTGGATCAGATCGAACGCATCGCGCAAGCCGCGGGGTTTGCATGGTTGTGGGATGGAAGTACGTTTTACATCTGGCCGCAAACCGGCAACGTGGACGACACGATCGTGAAAGTGGGACCTTCAACCGATCCGGTGATGGTTGGATACCCCAAATACTGGGCACAGGGCATCATCGTGACCACCTTATTCAATCCTGAAATTCATTTAGGGAGACGTATTGAAGTGACGGGATCTGTTCTCACGAAAGCCAACGGCGTATGGAACATCGTGGGTGTGCAACACAACTTGGCGACCATGATGAACAAAGGACCTTGGTTTACGACCGCTATCTTGGCGGCGCCCGCATGACGACCGTCGTCCCAAGTTTCGATCCGTCACAGATCGTTTTCGATGAACTGCGCACAGAACTCTTGATTCGCACGCTCATCAAAGACATGCGCACGGCGATGCCGGTGAAGGTGGTGGCCGTACATGCGGGGTCCGGGTCGCCGCCTTCGATCGGCACGGTCGACGTGCAACCTTTGGTGCAGACGGTGGATAACAGCGGCAAACTGTGGTCTCTCGGCGTGACCTACGGCGCGGCGTTCAACCGGGTTCAATCGGGAAGTGTGGCGCTAATTTTAGACCCGGCAGTGAACGACATAGGCTTGGCCACGGTGTGCGATCGGGACATTTCGGGAGTCCTCGCTTCCGGAGCTCTGTCCGGACCAGGATCTTCGCGAACGCATGACATTTCGGATTTGGTCTATCAGTTCTCAATCTACAGCGCTTCGGCGGTTGCGCAATATTTGCAACTCACAGCAACGCTGCTGAAAGCAGTCTTTCCCGACATCAACCTGAACGGCGTCACCATCGATAGCGGGGGAACGCTGGTCGCTCCGGCTCTTCAAGCACAGAACGGCGTCAGTGACACCGTCACGGTCGACGGCCATACGTTCACGTTCGAATCCGGGATTTGCACGAGCCTCACGTAAATGGCGATCGAACACACGACTTGGTTGCTTGACTGGGCGACCGGCGGTATCTGCTTGGACGCGTACGGCAACATTGCGGTGGCCAGCGCGCCTTATTCAATCGCGCAAGACGCGGCAACGCAAGCGAGCACATTCCTCGGGGAGCCATGGTACGACACAAGCCAAGGCGTCGACTATTGGGGACAGATTTTGGGAAAAAATCCGCCCGCCTCTTTGGTCGCTTCGCTAATTGAGACGCAAGTGCTGCTCGTGCCGGATGTTGAATCGGTGGTGGTGACTTTGGCCGGAATCGATGCCACTCGCAATGGCATTGGCCAGATGCTTATCACCGACACTGACGGCACTACGACGGCCATTCCGCTATGACCACGCCTACGACAAACGTTCCGGCAATCACGTGGGTCAATGGGATGCCCGTGATTCCTTCGGAAAGCGATATTCGCGCGGGTCGCGCGGCCGACTTTACGCAAGTTTTCGGAAGCGCCCTCAATACCTCCGGAACCACTCCGCAAGGTCAGATCATATCAAGCGATACCGCGATCATTGGCGATGCAAACAGCCAGATCGCGTACGTCGCGTCGATGGTTGATCCGAACCAGGCCGAAGGCGAGTGGCAAGATGCGATAGGGTCTATCTACTTTCTGGAGCGCATTGCGGCTGCGGGTTCAGTCAAAACGGTGCTGTGCATCGGAGCGTACGACACGCCGATTCCGGCAGGTTCGCTCATTCAAGATCCGAGCGGTTATTTTTGGGCCGCCACCAATTCGGCGACGATCTACAACGAAGCGATCACGCTTACCTACCAATGCACCACGACCGGTCCTATTCCGTGGGCCGCCAGTACCCCGTGCACGATTTACACCTCGGTTCCTGGCTTGGATCAAGTGGTGGGCACCACGGCCGCAGTGCTCGGTAATTTGGTTGAATCTCGAGGCGCGTTTGAAAACCGTCGCCGGCAATCGGTCGCCATCAATTCGCATGGCACGTGTCCCACGATCTTGGGCAACATTTTGGCGTTGCCGAATGTGCTATCCGCCTATGTGATCGACAATCCGACCGGATCAACCGTTACGGTAGGCTCAACCGCCTATGCATTGCAACCGCACTCCATTCTGGTCAGTTGCTACGGAGGCGCGGCGGCATCGATTGCCAATGCCATATGGACCGGCAAAGATGGCGGCTGCGCGTACAACGGCAACACCACATATACGGTCGCGGACACGTCCTATCCGTTGGGATCGCAACCTCAGTACGCCATTACGTGGCTTACACCGACGCCCACGCCGATCTACATTTTGGTCACGATCAACCCAAGTCCCGCGCTTCCGTCCAACATCGCTTCGCTAATATCGGCTGCGGCGCTAGCAACCTTCGAGGGCACCGATTCTCAAGACAGCATCCCGGCAGGAATCGCTCTTACCATTTCCGGCAGCCGATATGCGCCGCAGATGAACCTCATCAGCTCAGCGCTTGCTATCACGAGCATCATGGTCGGGTTTCAAACCTCGGTAGTTGACGAAAACATCGGCACGGGAAACGGTGCGACATCCAGTTTTACTCATACCGCCGCCCATTTGTCGGTGGTGCCGGGAACCGTCACGGTGATTGCAGGATCAGTCGAAGCAACTGATGATGGCGATGGAAATCTCACGGGAACCGGAATTTTTTCCGGAGCCATCAATTATTTCACCGGCAACATCAGCATCAGCTACTCAACACCGCCTGTCAGCGGAACACCGATCACGCTTGACTATTCGTACGCCAATCCCACAAGTCCAATATTGAATATCGGCGTCGATCAAATTCCAACGCTGTCGCTTGAGGCGGTGGTCACGGTTATCACGTGAAAAACTGGTCGCAAACGCTGCTAAGCCGATTTGCCGGAGACCCGGCGCTGGCCGGTCTCATTTCCTCTTTTGATGCGGCAGTAGATCCGCATGCGGACATCCAATCGTTTTACAAATACATATGGAACGTCAAAACGGCGGTCGGAAACGGCCTTAACATTTGGGGAACCATTGTCGGCGTGTCTCGAGTCGTGCCAGGAGTTTCCGGATCAAAGGCCATTACGCTGCTTGATCCGGATTATCAGACGCTCATTCTCGTCAAAGCGGCCGCCAACATCGGCAATGTCACGATTCCGACGCTCAATCGATTACTGCGCGCGATCTTTGCGGGCTCCGGTCTAGTCTACGTTCAAGACAATTTGAACATGACAATGACCTACGTGTTTTTGTTTCAGCCTAGCGCCGCTCAGTTCGCCATAGTCGAGAATTCAGGCGTCATGCCGCGTCCCGCAGGAGTCTTGGTCAACTACGTGTGGCGCACGGCAACCGCCTACGGTCTTTACAACACGGTCAGATACAACACGACACCGTACAACTCGTATAACCCGCAGGGCTCGTTCTGATGGCAATCCAGCATTTTAGCAACAATGCGTCTACGACACTGTCTGTTGCAATCACGAGCACCCTCGCCACATCGATGGTGGTCGCATCTGCTGCGCTTTTTCCAACCACGCTCACGGGCGGCGATTGGTTTCTGGTGACGTTGCAGCGGGTCATCGATGACGTCGTGACGGCACAGGAGATAGTCAAAGTCACTGCGGGCGTCCCCGGAACAAGCTGGGTCATTGCGAGAGCTCAAGAAAATACGCTGGCCGGCACATGGGATATTGGAGACACCGTGGCCATGCTGCCCACGGCCGGCACCGATGCCAATTTCATCCAAGTGCAGCAATTTTATCCGGTCGTGACTGCGGAGACCGAGGCAGGCGTTGCGGTCATGAACTTTTACTACCCCGTTATGGTGCCCGAGCGATACGGCGCCGCGGGAAACGGAACGACGGACGACACAGCCGCTTGCAATGCCTGTATTGCGGTTGCCAACTTGCTCACGAATCCAGTCATCAATTGGCCTTCGGGCTCCACGTATCTCTGTCAGCCGTTGACGGCCATCACCGCCGCAAATTTGGTATGGCATTGCAAAGCGACGATATTGGTGCTTGGAAACTCGTGGAGTGGGTTGACGAGCCACCTGTCGATCACAGGCGTTGGCGCGCGCCTTTTTTGGATGCAGGTCAACGGCAATCAGTCGGCATTCACTGCGGCGCCGAGCGGCCAGTTGATTTTCATCTCGGGCGCCGACTTTGAATTGGAATCGTGCGCGTTTTTCAATTCAGGATCTCGAGGCGCTGAGTTTTTCAACATCGCGCCGCCGGCGCCTTCCACCATATTCGGCACGCCGACATTGTCCGGCGGTCGCGTGAGTAACTGTCATTTCGACAACAACGCGAATTTAGGGCTAGAAGCCGAATCGATCAGCTACGTCAAATTTGTAAACACGACGTTCAACTACAACGGCTACGGTTGGGGAAACACGTACGCCACGAACGCATACTCCGCGTTCGGCTTTGCGCTGCGTTTCCGTTCGCACCATAACCATTTCATTGGATGCCAAGCCCTGCTGAACGGCCGTGACGGAATGAACGTCAACCAAGGAAGTTATGCGAACAAATTTGTGGGGTGCGTGGCATGGATGAACGGCGACGGTGGCTTTACGGTCGCTTCCGACACGACTGTTCAAAGTCCCGCCTCTCCTGTGTTGCCCGGCAACGCCGAGGCGCCCTACGACTGCGAATGGGTCGACTGCGAGGCATATAACAACTGGTCATCTGGCCTTGCGATGTATGTGACCTGCTACAACATGACGGTGGACGGCGGACGTTACTACAACAACAACCGCATCGCAGGAATGGCATCTCAGGCCTCCAGCTACGTCAACGGAATCTACGTCGCGGCCGGGTCGCTTGGGATTCGGATTCGCACGAAAGCCTACGACGACCGACAGCTCTGTCTCATCACGGCGAATGCGAGCGGCGGCATTACGGCGCCCACGTGGGTCGCAGGAAGCGCAGGAAATTACCCGCGCGTCGCGTTGTACACGGCAACCCCATCCAACGGGGGCTTAGGGTTCTTAGGATACGGCACGATCGTCAGCGAATCCTCGGGAGCGGTCAACATCGTGCCGACCACGTACAACGGAGTCACCTTAAGTCCGGGTAACTTGGTCGGTTGCTACGTCACGCAACGCACGCAGCACAACGGCGTGTTCTTTGACAACGGCTGCACCGGATCTTGCGACGTCGACGGTTTTGGGCA